AAGCAAGAAACGGCAAAAGCAAGATTCAAAAAAGAAATGTCCTACGAGGCTATTAAGAGACACCGACTACAATTTGACCTCTTTGATGATGACTTCAATGAATGCGATAGCGGATACTGCGGATTATGAAAAAACACACTAAAGTATATTTGCAAGGGATGGGGTACGACACAACGGACTTTATCCCTTGTGAAGTTTGTGGAAGCAAAGCCGTAGACATTCACCACATAGAGGCAAGAGGAATGGGAGGCAACAAAGAAGCAGACACAATAGAAAACTTAATGGCTCTATGTCGGGACTGCCACAACCGATACGGGGACATCAAACATCACAAGGAGTGGCTACAAGATATTCACGAAAGAAAGTTACTTAAAAGATGAAAACCGAATTTGTATCAATTAAGAAGGTTCACCTATCGCCAAAGAACCCTCGTGTTATTAAAGACCATAAGTTCCGCAAACTTGTTCAGTCTATCAAGGAGTTTCCCCAAATGCTTGAGATGCGCCCGATTGTGGTGGATGAGGAGATGGTAGTTCTTGGTGGGAATATGCGCCTTCGTGCTTGTTTAGAGGCTGGGCTGATGGAAGTACCCATCATTCGTGCAACGGAACTAACCGAGCAGCAAAAGAAAGAGTTTGTAATCAAGGACAATTCCTCCTTCGGAGAATGGGATTGGGACTTGTTGGCAAACGAATGGGACATTCAAGACCTTGACCAATGGGGCTTGGATATTCCCGCTTCATATTTTGATGATGACAAAGAACCCGAGTTTGACAAAGATATTCTTGACCAACAACTTGATACCTACATCAATTCAAAGGTCAAGCAAATCACCCTATACTTTGACAACCAGCAATACGAGTATGTATTGGGAAAACTTGAGGCCATTGCCCAAACCGAACAATTAGAAAGCAATACGGATGTAATTATGTTCTTATTAGAAAAACACGCTAATCAATGACATATTTCTATTTAGCGAATAGCAAATATGGTGGGTGGGTTTCTTTTAGCGCACACTTGGCATTGCTCACAAATAAATCAATCTTAAAAATATCGGGTTCGGGACGCGGTAGCGGAGACTATGGATATGGCGTACACTATAAAAACATTACGCTTGACCACGCTCGTGTTCTTGAAAACAAACTTCTTCTCGCCATAGACAAGAAGCACAGAGAACACTTAAAATACTTTAAGAATAGCATTGTCGTAATACACGACCCAACGGAACTTGATGATGATGTAATTGCATTTTTAAAGGAATCCAAGAAGGTAATCACGATTAGAAAGTCAGTAGCCGACCTTTTGGTTGGTATGGGCATCCCGAATGAATTTATTGAACATCCGTTTTATGAATATGAAAAGGGAAGCGTAATCAGCAAGGGAAATGCCGTAGCAGCAAGTCGCGTTGACTTTGACAAGGGAACACACACTATTGTTGAGGCTAATAATCTTGGTGCGGGAATTGATATATATGGAAGTAAGAATCCATTTTACTATTTTCACAAACTGAAGCCACTTGGCTTTGACAACTATTATCTCGGAGAATATGGTAAAACATTCAATGAGAGTAAAAGAATCTACGGTGGCTACGAAAAACTTGTTGACCTATCGGTTATTAAGAATGATGGTGGTGGAACTCAATATACCTTTCTTGAGGCTGACTACTGGGACCAAACAATTATAGTTCATAAGAAGTGGGCAGACAATCCCAATAGCATTTGGAGGGAGAATGAAAATTGTTATGTTGTTTCAAATGCCGAAGAACTTTTAGGGGCCGTGAACAAAGAACCGCTCAAGGCAAACATTATGACAAGTTCAAATGAATCTTGGAAACAAATTATAGAATACTATGAAGCGCATTGACCTTGAAAGGGTCCCGTTTGACAAGGACAAATTCAAAAAGCGTTCAGCCCTCCGCTCGGATGTAACCCGAATGATTAAGGAGGACTGCATTATCTATGTTGATGACCAACCAACAATCCTCTATAAAAAACTTGAAACCGACACCTCCGCTTTGCGTTGGGCGGTCAAGAACATTAAATACGCAGAAGGGAAACGCTCACGGGGGTTGAAGTCCATCTCCGCTATCTTTGGCTTTTCACCACGCATCGCAATGCGCCACGACTATTGCACGGTTACGGCAATGGCAGTAAACCAAAAGAAGCAACACCACATCATTACGGACTTTGCCAAAGAATTAGTAGGATACTACAAAGAATACTTCCCCAACCAATACGATTTTCACAACAAACTTGTAGAAGAACGGGTAATGCAAGATTGGACTATTGGCGGCTCACCATTCACAAGCGGTATCGTCAACAAGAACAACCAACTGAAGTACCACTACGATGCGGGAAACTTCAAAGGAGTGCTATCCAATATGGTGGTATTCAAAAGAGATGTAGAGGGAGGACACCTCGTCATTCCCGAATTGGACATCGTACTTGAAGTAGAAGACAATACCCTCACCATCTTCAATGGTCAAGACATCCTTCACGGAGTAAGCACCATTGAATACGAGAACGAACACGCCTACCGCTACTCGGTGGTGTATTACTCGTTGGAGCAAATGTGGAAGTGCGAACCATTGGGCGAGGAGATTAGCCGCATCCGCAAAGTGAAAACCGAACGGGAGAAGAAACGCCTTGACCCCGAACACTTGGAATCACTCAAAAAACGAAAGGAAGAATTGAAGGCATCGTCCGACAAAGAGTTCTTTACAACTTTGAAGAAGAATGACAAAAACTGACATACATAAAACGGCAATGCTGGAAGCCCTTGAGAAATCTCTCGGGGTGGTTACTTCTGCTTGTAAGGCCGTAGGCATTGCCCGTCAAACGCACTACGAGTGGTACAAGGAAGATGAGGACTACCGCAGTAGCGTTGACTCAATATCGGACATTGCTATTGACTTTGCTGAAACGCAACTACACTCCCAAATAAAGAAGGGTAGTACGGCAGCAACAATCTTCTATTTGAAGACCAAAGGAAAAGGCAGAGGTTATGTTGAACGACAAGAAGTCCACAACACGGGGGACAATTTGTTCCAAGTAGAGATTCTCGGTGCCGAAGATTTACACGAATAAGGTCTATAAGCACCTTTTAGCGTCTTCTAAACGCATAACGGTTGAGCAAGGGGGAACTCGCTCGGGGAAAACATATAACATCCTCCTATGGCTTATTTTTGATTATAGCACCAAGAACAAAGACAAGGTCATAACCATTTGCCGTAAGTCGTTCCCTTCGCTTCGGGCTTCGGTAATGAGAGACTTCTTTGACATCCTCCGAACACACCAACAATACCGCGAGGAGTTCCACAACAAATCAAGTAACGAGTATTACCTCAATGGGAATTTGGTGGAGTTCATCTCGCTTGACCAACCGCAGAAGATTCGTGGTCGTAAACGCAACCTCCTTTACATTAACGAGGCCAACGAACTATTCTTTGAAGATTGGCAACAACTTATCTTCCGAACAGATGGTAAGATAATCTTGGACTACAACCCCTCCGATACCTTCCATTGGATATACGATAGGGTCATTCCTCGTGATGACTGCGAGTTCTTTCAAACAACATACAAGGACAACCCATTCCTTGACCAAACAATCAAAGATGAGATTGAGCGTTTGAGAGATACCGATGAGGACTATTGGCGCATCTATGGCTTGGGAGAGCGGGGAAGCAGCCGAGCGACCATCTTTCAATTTGCCGTTGCAGATGAACCAAAAGGTAGGTTGGTTTCCGTTGGTATGGACTTTGGCTTCACTAATGACCCAACGGCAATCGTTAAGGTCTATCAAGATGGAAGCGACCTATACATACAAGAGTTGCTATACCATACGAACCTCACCAACCAAGACATCAGCGAAAAGTTAACGGAGATGGGCTTGACGAGGTTTGATGAGATATGGGCTGATAGCGCAGAGCCAAAGAGTATTGAGGAATTGCATCGGATGTGATGGAATGTCAAGCCAACGGCTAAAGGTGCGGATAGCATAATGGCTGGAATAGACATCCTCAAACGCCATAAGTTATATGTAACGAAGGAAAGCAAGAACATCATCAAGGAAATGCAGAATTACAAGTGGGCAGAAGACAAGAACGGAAACCTACTGAACAAACCTATTGATGCCTTCAACCACGCTATTGATGCAACCCGCTACGCCACCTTCAATAGGTTAAGCCGTCCGAACTACGGGCGTTATGCTATAAGATAAAATCTAAAGGTTATTTAAACAATGGAACTAAAAGTCATTGTCCCAACTACGCTATCGGAAATCACCCTTGAGCAGTATCAACGCTTTGCTCGGCTGGAGGGTGATGATGAGTTCTTGACCAAGAAAGCATTGGAGATATTCTGCAATGTTCCAATGGAGCAACTGCCCAACATTCGTTTTAAGGACATTTCGGGCGTTTCTAAACACCTCAACGCAATGATGAAGGAGAAGCCTTCACTCACGCCGCGTTTCGTCCTTGACGGCCAAGAATATGGATTCATCCCAAACTTGGAAGAAATCACCTACGGCGAGTTCGTAGACCTTGATTCCTATATGAGCGACATCCAAGAACTGCACAAAACAATGGCGGTGCTATATCGGCCCGTTACGCAAAAGGCAGGGAAGCGTTACAACATTGAGAAATATGAATCGGCCAACAAATACTGCGAGGAGATGAAACAAGCCCCGATGAACGTGG